TACAGATACCCGCCATACCCTGCGGAGATGATGTTAGGCGCCGGTTCTCCGCCTTCCTTTTCCGGAATCTCTGCTGCTTCCACCACCGTCTCAGCCTCCTGTCTTTCCTGACCTGGATAGACTGTTTCTGTCGATTCCTGAACCGGTGCCACAGCCACGCCTTCCTGCAGCTTCTGTCCCCTGCTTCCAATCAGCCACAGTGATTCTGCCAATTTGTGGAACGCCGTCCGCGCCTGGCCCTCCTCCATGTCCATCACCATATATGCTCCTGGCATTGATATCCTAACTTTCATCCTGTTCTCTCCTTCCCACCGGCATGCATCCGAAATGAATGTGGAGCTCCGTCCGCCGCCTTGTCTTGATATACACATGATCCCCGCTTATCTCCTGTCCGCACTGGCTGCAGATATAGACCTTGGGTTTTTCAGTTGTTTTCTTTTCTTTCCCTCTAGGCACCTTTGTCCTCCTCTTCTGCGGCTTCTAAAACAAGTTTTCTTAATTTCATAATGCCTGCTATGACGCTGCCATAGCACTTTTCCTGATACAAGGCTTTGCTGATTAATTCGCACATCCCCGAATCCGCTACAGCCTGGTTGATTTTCTGCAGGCTATGCTCTGCGTCTGACCATTTTATATACAGGTTTCTATGCACTACTTCATGAATGATTGCTTCCGTCATGTCCTTTAGTTCCTGCCGAAGGTTGTTGTATGCCATTCTGTGTTTTGTCCGGAGGATTTCCAGTGGAACATTATCCTCATTCTTTTTAAGTTTCCACAGCAGGTCTTTATATCCTTGGATATCAACACTGATAATCTCTGGCATTTCCTGACCGAATGATTTTATGAACATGTATTCTGAGATATACAGCCAGTCATCCACCTGCTCTTTGTTTTCAAATTCTGGATAATGCCCCGGAACCATTCGTATTCCGCTCTCCCATATCTTCCTTTCGGCATATTCTCTTACTTCGTCCGTCATGATTTCCTCCAAGTAACCACTTTTCATGGTTACAGTAACCATCTTTTTATACTCATTGGATACCGCTCAAACCCTCATAAAATAAGGCTTTGTCAGCCACGGCAACCAAAGTAACCATGTTTTTAGGTTCCCTTACGCGCGAGGCATTTTTTCTAAATCTTTGTTAAAATATATACAAAGATTGTAAAATATTTTTTCTGTATATAGATAGGGTTTTTGGATGGTTCCATGGTTACTCACCCCTAAAAACACCCGCAAACCCGCATGAAACCTAGCTTTTTGCGGTAACCATGCCTTGGTTACTCCATGGTCCCTGTCAGTTGAACGGCAGCCGTTCCTGGCCGTCATCCTCTATTTTCACAAATCCATCCCTGTCCGTGTTGTCATTTAACTTGAGAAAAATGCACCGTATCTTATTCCCATTGAAGCTTTTCACCTTGTCCATCCGTTTCCCGCTCCCTTCCACCTGGATAATGCCCTTCCGGTTCGCCCAGGACAGGAAAGATGTACGCGAAAACCCGCCTTCCTTGCACAAAGCCGTAAAGGCCGTGGCATAGATGATGGCATATCCATTCTCAATCGTGCCCCACTTTTCCACGTTCTCCACTTTACCGTCAAATCTGGCCGGATTCATAGCCACCTTGTCCAGCACGTACTGGTAGCACCTCTCATTGTCGGACAGCTCATCACGGTCCACCAGGACCTCTCTGGCCTCCTCCAGACTTATGTACTGCCCGTCCTTGAACAGATAGTCCGTGGCCAGCTTGTCGGCCGTCAGGATGATTGACAGGGACAGGCTCTGCTTCTGCATCTTCTCATCATCTGCCAGCTGGCGCAGGAAGCCCCGCTGTATTTCGCGGATCTGCTCAACCCCAATGTCTTTGACGACATCCACAAACTCCTGGCCGGCATGGCCATAATTGTGTTTGACCAGCTCCGCAGTGGCCCCAGGATCGTCAAAAACCCGCTGACCGCACTCAATTTCCAGTATTCGGTTGATAGCGCCACCCTGGGTCACATAGGAGCTCAAAGGCCGTTCTCCATTGGTCAGAATACAGTTCTTCCAGTGGTTCTCCCGGTTCAGTCCCAGCTCCTTGTTGGAGCGGGTTTTGCCCTTTCCGGAGCACAGGTCATAGACCAGCCCCTCAAAGTTGTCCTCTATCTTCCGGTTCTTCTTGCTGGTATCATCCAGAATGAGGGGCAGGTTATTCAGCAGGTCGCAGATTGCTTCCAGCCCGACCTCTGTCCCCTTATAATCCTTAATATAGGCGCTCTCGTCCGGATCCGCCCAGACAGACGCAGCCAGCATCAGATCCACTGTCTTTCCACCTTCCGTTTCTCCCCAGAGGTCCACAAAGTACGGCAGACCGCCCAGGAGCTGCACCAGGACACTTGAAAAGGATGCCGCCAGCATAAACTTAACCTCCAGCCGGCCAATCCGGCGCAGCTCCAGCACATGCTCATACCACTTATTACGGCTTCCGGATGGCCCAATGCTCTCCGCTATCTGGCGGAACCGCACGTCCCCATCGAACACAATGTCCGTGTCATAGGGCAGGAACCCACCGCGGATCCATCCCAGCTTGGACGTGGAATACTGAACCGCTATATGCTCCTCGTTGGCGTTCTCTACATCAGCCAGGTAACGCACCAGGTATTTTGCATTCTCGCTGGTGACCGCTATCCCACGACCAGACAGGCTTACTATCTTATTGGCGGACGTAACCATGGTTTTAGGCACAATGATTTCGTCCCAACGCCCGTTGCGTTTGTAGGCCAGCTTTATCTGCTCCTCCCCAGTCTCCAGGTTCTTCAGCCGCTCAATGGGCAGGATAGGATGATAGCAGGCCAGGATGTCCGTGTATCCCGTGGTGGGGTTCCGAAGGAATATCCCTCCCTCGCCGGCAATCCACTCTTTACACTGCATCCGGTCATAGGGTCCATCAAAATTGGTCCATTGCTCCAGCGTGCAGGGCTGGTTTTTCTTATCACGTTCCCGGCGCCGCATCTCCCGCTCCACACGTTTATAGGCCTTGACCAGTTCCTGGAACTTCTTTTTCACCCCCAGCTCTCCGGCCCGGTCCTCCAGTGACAGCAGCAGCCTTGACTTGTACAGCTCGTCCTCCTGGTCAAACACTTCTGTCAGCACATCATCCGACAATACTGTTTCAGCCGTCAGCTCCTTCAACGGCACCATGCTACCACCTCGCTTCCAATCCGCTTAACTCTGCCTGCACATACAGCTGGTACTGCAGGGCATTGTAACAGTCACACCAGGTATCGCTTAGCGGCTCTGAATGCTCCATATAGGCCCTGTAGATGCTTATGAGAATGTTGTTCAGCCTGCACTTCTCCCTGCCCCGCTCTGCCTCCTTTTGACGCATAATGCGCTGCTTCCGTGCCTGGTAGACCGCCAGCCGACTTGAAAATGTCGGCTCCTTATATTCTCCTCCAAGTCGGTGGAATGCCTCTTTGAAGGAGACATCATCTATCATCATAACGAAGTCAAAGATATCACCATGCTTGCCGCAGGAATGGCAGTGGAAGTCCCGATCATATACCTTGAGTGATGGCGTTCTATCGCCTTGGTGGAACGGGCAGCTAATAAACCCAGCCCGGTTGGGCTGGAACCCATACCGCTCCACCACATCCCTCATGCTGTATGTTGCCTTAATTTCCTCACTGGTCATGGCAATCACCGCCCAGCAGCTCTATGATCCGTTTCCCAGTGTCCTTCTTCTCGCAGAACAGGAACCGGCAGCCATACTTGCGTTCAAATGTGCATAGAATTTTATAAAGCTTATCCCCGGTTGTAGCCTTCGTCTCCCGCTCCATCCATCTGCCTGTATGCGGATCCTTATATCGTTCTACCCGTCTGGGATTCCTCCACCATATCACATCCTCCAGGCATTCAATCCCCCGGCCGTGTTCACACAGAATGATGATTTCAATTCCATGTTCCCTGGCCCGCAGAATTTCATCGCGGAACCGGTTATGCCCCTGGCAGACGTTCCCGCACAGCTCCGTCAGGTCCTGTTTCCGGTCTATAATCAAACGGGGGTTATCATAGTTCATATAATCCCCGACATATAACTTTGATACGAAATGGTCCACACCCTGGCGGTCAAACTCCGCCACAATCTTCCGGATGGCCCGGGCCTTCTCGCGGCTGTCAATCTGTATATTCAAGCAATCACCTCTGTCTAATTAAACGGCAGTCCTTCGTCCTCCACTCCATCAGGAATGTTCATAAACCCATCACCAATCGCACCGACAGGGGCCTGTCTCTGAGACGGAGCTGCCTGCGTATAGCCGCTTCCTGTATCAGATGATACGTTCCTGCTGTCTGCGAATTCCTGGTCATCCAGAATGACATCCGCGGTATATACTTTATGGCCCTCTTTATTCACATAGCTGCCTGTCTGAAGCCTTCCGGAAACAAGGACACGCATTCCCTGACGGAAATACTTCTCCGCAAACTCCCCGGCCCGGTCAAATGCAACGCAGTTAATAAAATCTGCCGCCTGATCGTTGTCCTGGTTCCTGCGTCCTCTCCGGTCCACTGCCAGCGTATACTTCGCAATCGTCATGGAGCGCTCGCCCTGCGAATATCTGATTTCCGGGTCCCGGGTCAGCCTTCCCATAAGAATCACTCTATTCATTTTTCGATTCCTCCGACTCCTTTTTCTTGTATAGTTCCAGTTTTCCCATACAGTCCTTGTACTGGACCACGTTCATTTCCGCTATATCCTTAATGCTGTACATTTTAAGGATCTTCTCCATTTTTAATCCCTTGGCACTGTATTTCTCCACCAGGGACTTCACAGACTCAATCATGGCCGGGGTTACTTTATCCACCCCTTCGTTCTGGTCAGGCTGTGATGTGGATGTTCCATTCTTTGCCCCTGCCGGCTTCTCAGTTTCCTGTTTTCCGGATGTCTTTGCGCTTCCCTTTGCGCCCTTGGTGGACGTCTGCCCTTTTCCGGCTGTATTATCCTGGTTGTCCGCATCCTTCACATCATCAATGCAGAACAGGCCATTCAGGGCATATTTCCTGGCATAGCTGCTGGTGCTCCCTGTCACCTGTGACACATCCATTCCCTTCTTTTCCTGTTCCTCCCTCGCATAGGCCGTGTTCTCCACGGCCTCGCCGGATTCACAGTCCACAAACCGGGCCGTGGCCCTGATGTAATACCGGTCCCCAATCATAACCAGCTCATCTCCGACCACCAGCGCCGCCTTTACCTCCTGAAGGAGGGGCTTGGCCGCCTCCTGGATATCCTCACAGTTCCGGTAATAGTAGTTTCCGAACTTGTTATACTGGCTCTTCGGGGCCTTCAGACCGGACTGGACATGCTGCAGTTTCTCATATACATTCATGGTCTACACCTCCTCTATCCGGATAATGGTGTCGTTCGATGCATATTTAATTAAACTCGAAGTCAGTTCTTTGGCTGTAAGCGCTCCCCCTGCCTCCTTCAGGAGTTTCTCCAGCAAATCTGCTGATTCGGAATCAATCTTGACGACTCCATCCCCTCTCGCATTCCGGTTAATTCTGACTTCGCTTTTTCTACTTACAGTAATAATATTCGCCATCAGACATCCTTCCTTTCGTAGTACAGCCCCAGACTGATCATGGCCATCTCCAGCTCCTGCAGTTCGGAATCCGTCCCCACCACCGTATATACTGCGGTATGGGAATCCGGTGCCGTCAACGGTGCGGCGCTCTCCTCATCCACGGACCTTATCTCATCCTTTACGGCTTTTTCCGCTTCTTTGCGGATACGCTCTTCTTCCTCTTTTACGGCTTCTCTACGGATACGTTCCTCCTCGGCCACACGCCGGCGTTCTTCTGCCCGTATCCGTTCAATCTCTGCCTGGTGTCTGCGTTCCTCCTCCTGCCTGCGGCGCTCCTCTTCCTTACGCAATGTCTCTGCCTTCTGGGTCTCATACCGGTTGATGTATGCCAGCGCATCCGGAAGGCTCAGCGTAGCCTGGAATTTCCGCAGGGCATCCGGTACCGCATCGGACTGCATGGCCTCAATGGCCGCCTTGCCTGCCCTGGCGCCGGCTATGGCCTCTGATATTGCCTTTCGGATAGACTTGACAGAGACGCTGGCATTGCTCCACTTGTCCTCCTGCAGACGGTAGAGCGGGAGAAAGTCCGCCATATCGCCGATCTCTTCCATGTAGATCTTCTCTATCTCTGCCTGGCGTTCCTTGATCCGCTTATCCTCAAACACCTCAATCTGTCCATTGATATGGTTGATCGGCTTGTCCACCAAGGCGGTCATCTGCTTCACTCGGGCGTGGAACTGATTATATGGTTCCATCCACTGTGCCTTGACCTCTTTATCGCTATCTTCTATAGACTTCTTAAGCTTACGCAGACCTGCCACCGTTTTTTTGGCGCCTGCCTTAGTATCCTCTGTGAAAACCACATTGTCATACTGGCTCATTTCAATTACAAGCTGTTTTTCAATCTCGTTAAAGTTTGTCTGAATCTGGCCGGCTACCGGCTTTACCTGTAATACAATTTCTCCCATCATATCCTCCTATTTGTTTGTTGATTCTATGTTTCCTGCGCACCGCGGCGCCTTTCTGACACTGACTGCAAGCCGGGCCATCCGGAATCCGGTACTGGCCGCACACATCACATTTATGAATGTCACGCATCCTGCAGCACCTCCACCTGTTCGTCCGGCCGGAAACTCACATCCGACCGGATGGAACCAAGGTGAAACATCACCACAGCCATACGCTGGAAATGGTGTATTTCATCTATTGTGAGGTCCACCCAGTTGCCATAATCACCATACTCTATATGTATCCTCTGTCCTTGCTGCAGCTCACTGGCTTTAACCTTCATTCCTCCAGGAACACCTCCGCTTCTATCAGTGCCGTCTCCTCCAGCACCCAGTCATACATCTCCTTCTTCTCTGTACTGGCTGCCTCGCCTGCCCGGCGGGCCATCCGCTCCCGGAAGAGCAGCCAGAGATGATGGTACTTATCTTCCATGCTTACTCTCCTTCCCGGCCATAATCTCATCAATATGTTCCAGCATGTATGTGTTCGCCCCATCCCGGAAGGCTTCCATGAATTTCCCCATGGCCTTACAAGCCCCCTTCGGCTGCTCACCATGCAGTTTGATTAACATATCCTTGACGGACCGGGCCAGTATAGTCACAGCGTCCCGGCGGCTCATCCTGTCAGCAAGAGAAATGTTCTGTATGCAGTATTCCGTACCAATCAGCGATTCCTCCGTTTGTTTCGCCGCAATAACAAACACCGCATTGCTTTCACTAATCCGGATTTCCTCCAGGCTCCCTTCAAAATCATGACTGATTATTCCTTTTATCATCTTGCAATCTCCTTTTAAATCCCTTATACTAAGGGTGTGCTAAACTATTTGTCCATGGGCCTCTTGCGGTTGCCGCCGCTGGGGTCCATCTTAATTTCTTCCAATATCTCATTACTTGCTGCCTTGGCCCCCGCCTCAATCCTATCTGCGTTACCGGTCATAACGACACCGGACTGGACCATGGCCTGTATGATGATGCCTTTAATAACTTGTCTCTGTATTATCCTCATCTCCTCTCACAGTCTCACGCCCATGGCCAGCGCCATGACCACAATAGCCACCATCCACATCCCCAGCAGCCAGATGACCGCCGGCACAATCCATTTAGCTGCCCTCATGATTGGACCGTCCCGGCGTCTCCTGCGCCGTCGGAAGGTCACCATACGTCTATGCCCCATGATGTTGGTCATCACCGCGGTGGCCGGTCCCACAAAATCCACACGGCAGCCGGGATACTGGACCGCTGCTTTGGCGCGGATGGCTAACTCAGTTACTTTTGTCATTGCGCTCTTCCTCCTTCCTCTATTTCGGCTACCGGATACGTCATAATAAATCGTTCCAGGTCACTCCCTCGTATCTTCCGCTGGCCCAGGAGCAAAGACGGGAGCTTCTTTGTACTGATAAGCTCATACACCTTGGTTGGATTAACCCTGAGAACGCCTGCCGCCTCCTTGACTGTGTAGATTGGCTTGTAAGGTTCCATCATCGCTTTTATCCTCCTTCCTCTCATAGTCCCTGCACGGATACCACCGTGTCCGTTCCAGGCACTGGCTATGCCGGCAGGTCTTGCATGTTGTTTTGATATGTACCGCCTCCCTCGTTGCGTTTTCTCCCCCTCCTTGGTATACTGTACTTACAGGCTCCTGCCAGAGCCGAGTACGAAAGAAAGGAGATTATG